AGTAGATGCCAAGTCGTTTCGGTCCGCCCTTGTCAAAGCGCTGACGGTGGAAAAAGACGGTAAACAGGCCCTTATGAGTCTGCTATTGGTAACACTCCGTGACCGCTTCATTATTTGCCTCGGCCTGCCTGCCGCAAAGGGACAAGGCCGAAGTTGGTCATACAAGGGCGGTACTGTCGAGATCATTACAACGGCTTTGGAGTCTACCCTTGTAACACAAGCTCAATTCAATGTTGCGCTTGAAGTTGCCAATAGCTTGAAGTTGGCGAGCAAAGTACCCAATGGACTTGCAGCCTCTAAAGCAGGTAGTATGGTGTCCGAATTGATGGGTAAAAACCTGTCAAACAAGGACAACGGTGCAACATACGCAAGGCTTGCAAAAAAGGCGGAAACCTTGGCGGAAACCTCGCCGGAAACCTCGCCAGAAGAGTCTAAAACTGCCGTCAACGGCTAAACGTCAACAGGGGAGACGGTATATACCGTCTCCCCTACTACACAGGGGAGGACTGAAAAAATGAGTCAAACAATAAGCGAAATGAGAAAAACGGTACAAACCATCAAAGCCTATCGGCATCGGACACCGGTATATAAATCTTGTCCTACTTGTCACCATGACGAACTGAAAAGCGTAAAGGTTACACTTGACAGTGATAAAAACGGCAATCCGGTATGGTGCTATACCGCCAAAATCAAGAGGCGTTTTAAATCTTACCTGTCAACAGTAACGGCATGCGCCAAGTGTAGCGCAAACCTTGTGCAACATATCAGGCATGAAGTTTTGACGGTAAAACGTCAGCGTAGAGCATATGGGGAACACGCACCACAGATTTTTGGAGTGTAGCATAAAGCCACAGGGTAGAAACGCCACAGTGTAGCGTTTCTACCCAACCGGCATTTCAAAGATTCATGTGCCTTTTTTTTCGCCACGCCAGGTTGCATACCCCCCCAAATTTGTGGTAAAATATTTGGCATTTGACAAAACTAGGAAAATGCCTCATTTAGCAAGCCCTCGCGCACGCCCCCACAGTGCAGTTAATTGCACAAACTGTCCCTATCACACAAATATCTAAAATTATTAGACAATCCCCCTACCCCCCCAGATACTAAAAATAAAATTTGACAAAACCATCCTACATATTATATCATTTACCCACTACCACACAACACACAGACACCACCATCACGAGGCTGAGACTCATGGCGTTTATTCCGAGTTACACCCCACCTACAGCTCAGTTACCACCCCCCACACGGAGGCGACCCCACACCATGACTGACACCATTCACCTGTCGCAAGAAGTCTATCGGCTGGAACGGGTCATACTTGACCTGCATGAGGATGTAAGAAAATTGCGGGAAGAGTTGTATATCCTGAAAAACGCACCTCTAGCCGTACCACCTGTCCTGTCCACCCCTAACCCCAATCAAGGAGAACAATCGTTATGAGCGTACAAAGAGGAACTGGCCCGAGGAGAGTAACTACCACCCCTACCCCGGAAGGAGAGAGCTTCCTTTCTGAATCGAACATGAGCCCGGAGAGCATGCAGCGGTTGAACCACGAGAACCCCAAATTGCAGGGGGCTAATAATGTGGATACCTTCGCCAAGCTGAATAGCACCATGAAGGAGAATGTTGGCCTGCTCAACAAGTGGCAGCTTTCTTCTGACGCGGATCGGATTGATAAGTTGGTCGCTCAGATGAATCTGGCTATCTGGTGCCTGGGTCGGCTGGTGGCGTTCGGGGCCGAGCAGGAGAGCGAGAACAGTGCCAAGGTGCCGTTCGACAATGGTAGGGTAGAGTAAAAAAAATTCGCGCACACAAGCAACGAGGGGGAGGGAACTCCCCTCTATTTAATGGAGGTTACAAATGGCTACCTGTCCTGGGTGTAGTAAGTTTGCGTCGTTGGAAATGCAAGACCCCGAGGTGAATAATTTTGAACTGGCGGATAACCGCGATAAGGCGGGAGATTGTCTGGACATTGCGTATGATGTGCGGATTGTTAGGAGTAGTGCGTGCTGTAGCGAGGAGATGAAGGAATACAGCTTCGACGGCACTATCGACGTGGTGGTGAAAGACCACTTCGGGGAGGGGCACTCACTCACTCTGAATGATGGTGACTGTGAAGCTACCGAAAACGGGGGAGGGCGGTACAAGAAGAGCTACTATGGGTTTTCTCTGGAAGGGGAGATTACCTGTTCTTGTGGGAAAGAGGTAATTTGTGATACTACCGAGTATGTGGACGGGAGTTCTGTGCTTATCAGGGATGAAGTGGCTGCCTCTGAAATGGATGAGGTGTAGCCGTGGCCCGCGTAGACATTGTTCAGGAGTTTTGGCATTGTCCGGTGTGCGGGGCTACTGCCCTCAAGCACTACAACTTGTACCATGAGCCCTACTTGCAGTGTACTGGTGCCTGTGGAGCCTACACCGAGATAAGAGCTATCTACCGCACGGAGGTGTCGTATGAAAATGACCATTGAGATAGACGACAAGCTCATCAAAGGGGCTATCGCGGAAGAGATTGGCCGGCAGGTATCTACTTTATCGCGGGAAGAGGTGCTCAAGCAGGTCGATGAGATTATGACCGTGAAAGCGGAACGCCTCACCAATCAGGCTCTGGAGAAGATGGCGCTAGACTTGGTGAAGGTACGGGTAATGGGGATTATCTCGGATACCCGCCTGACCCAGGAAGTGCAACGGCAGATTGTGATTGCCACGCGGGCCATGATAAAAGGCGAGAAATACTAGGGGAGGCCGTATGGATAAGATACACGACCCCATGGTGTTGCATGCTACCATGTACAGCACTAATGGTATGCACGGGCTGTATTACACCAAGGAGCCCCAGGCCATGAAAGCTACCACGGACACCGGCTGGTTTGCGTTCTGGAAGAAGGTGGAGCACCCCTCACCCTGGAACTTGTATCAAGGGCCGTTTCTTACTGAGGAAGACGCCGACGACTGGTGCGCGATATATCATGGAGGAGACAATGGCGATAATCTATAAGGGTAGGGTGGCGACACCCGCAGTAATGGCGACCAAGATCGAGCCGGAGGTGAAGGCAGCCCCCGTAGTTGAGTCCGCCAAGGACGACAGTGGCAATTTATTGCCGATGATAAAGGATCGGCGGTTCGGGCATACCAAGGTGAAGGATAGTCGGTATCCTTTTGATGGGCCGGAGTATTGGCCAGTACCTGACCCGCCCGATAAGGAGGCAGCATGAGTGAGTTCGGCAAGAATATGCTGGATATACTGGAGGACAATCGGGAGACCGCCTGCATCGGGCTGACTTTCAAGGGGCATGTTACTGTGTTCTCCAAGCAGGGACGGGTAGAGCGGCGGGAGAGCCTCAACATCATGCGCCGGTTGTCCTGCAAGGGGTGCCCCAAGTGTGGGTGGATTCGGGATGAGCTGCAAGAGACCATCAACATGAACAAGCTCATCATGCCGCCTATTGAGGAGGGGATGCTCTACACCATCCAGATGGTCAACGTGTCTACCGATTGGGAGTCGGGCTATGTGGACGACTACGACATGGAAGTCATACCTTTGGTGGGAGATACCCGCCAATGATCGTCTTTGAAGACCTACCCCGGTACGCCACATTCCTATTCCACGGCCTTATTTATATGAAGACGTGGTACAGTAATGAGGGTCAGCGGTGTGAGAAGTGCCTCGATATGGTCCACAATTCGTTCGCGTACATCAACGGCATCAAGACCTGGAAGCATTTTTGTCCCCAGGCAGAAGTGGAGAAAATATAATGGCCTGGGTAATTGGGTTCCTATCATTCCCTTTGATTACCATCGTAAGTCTGTATATCTTGGAGCAGGTACTTCGCATCTACACCATGCGCCTAAAACGCAAAAAGGAGAAGACCCGTGAATCAGAAGGAACCGATGTCCATCCCGAGTAACACCCCCGCCATGTGGGATTTGGTGCTGGCCGACATTGCCGAGCGTGATCTCATCGGGCAAGTCAAGTACAACGTCCGCCTCCAGGGTTTCAATGGGCGGGACGTGCTGAAAGACGCCTATCAAGAAGCCCTGGACCTGGTGGTCTATCTCCGGCAGGCCATCTACGAGCGGGACAATCCGCAGGTACTGGCCATCCAGCAGGGACCGCTGTGACGGCCCGCAAGTTGAACGCGCTCAATGTGGCCATAGAACACCTGAAAGGGCTACTCTGGTGCGCCGAACACGACAAAGAGGCGTATAAAGGCACCATCAACACCAGAATAGATGCGATTATCAAGCAGTTGAACGATTTACGGCCCAAAAGCCTGAATTGTGGGTACTGTCTTGCCCTGGATGAGGACCATGATGGTCCTGGCCACGTTCCGGGTTGTCCGTTCAAGCCTAAGTGAAATCTTGTGCAATCAATTGCACAGGGGGTTGAAAATCATGCACGAGACAAAAATGATAGTAAAAACAGTAAAAAAGGCCAAAAAAGGGTCATTTTTGGCCCAAAAAAAGCCTCTGGGGGCCGGTTTTGGGGTCTCTGACGCCCAAATTTTGCCGTTGCCCCTTATCAACCCGCATATTGGCGGACCCTTTGAGGTTGGGGATATTGTCACCTTCGGGGGCGTGGGCAAGGCAAAAAAACGACAAGGCATCGTAGTTTACACCCTGATGGCTTTTGAGACCTTCAATTTGTACTCGGTACCCCGTTTGAAAGGTTTTCGCTTTCGGCATTGTCTCTTTGACTACCGCACCCCCCGCTGGGACGAAAAAAGTTACATTGTTCTGTGCTTGCATAAAGGCAAAGAGCGTTATGATCGGGGACTCTACCGGCCGAACACCCCCATCACCCTGGTAAAGCGGACGGGCTACACTGGGTCGCACCTAAAGCCCAAACTCACTCCCCGCGGACTGGCCCAGAATCATCTGGGGGTAGTAAATTGCCGGAATCAAAAACTGATTAAGTCGGGATTCATTCCGGTGGTTAAACTTGCGGAACGTCATATTCAATTTTTCGTTTAAAATCAAAGGTATACATTTTTTTCTTTACAAAACCCTCGGCCACTATTATACTTAAAATCACTTCTCGCACCACCAACCAACAAGGAGGACATTGCTATGGCAGTAATGACCAAAGGCGCAGCCAAGCTCCTGGGTAAAGCAGCACCACAGGACCCCACCGAAACCCCCGAACAGGCAATTGAAAACGCAGTAGACGCGGTAGCCGCCAACGAGCCAGAAATGGGCGTTGACGTGGCCAGTGGCCCCGACCAGACGGTAATTCACGAAATCAGTCCAGCAGTGGCAGGAGCCCTCGTTGAGGGTACCGTGGAAAAAGTCAAGGCCAAGACCAAAAAAGCCGCGGCACCGGTAATCACGGATGAAATCGTGGCCACCGCCCACACGGTAGAGAATCTGGACAAAGACCACGCCTTCTCCATGGCGCGGGAACTCATCGAGCAGGAAGGAAAAAACGACTTCGTTCTCGGTGGCATCCTGTCCCGCATCCAGGAAGCTGGCTTCTGGGAAAACCAGGGCTACGAGTCCTTCCGCAAGTTCGTGGAAGACGACCTGAGTATGGGCTACCGAAAAGCGGTCTATCTCATCGGCATCTACAACGGGCTGGTTGAGTCCGGGGTACCCTGGGATGCAGTCAAGGAACTGGGCTGGACCAAGCTCAAAGAACTGTCCGGTATCCTGACTATTGACAACGTCATTGATTGGGTTGCCAAGGCCAAGGATATGACCGTCCTGCAACTCCAGGAAGCCATCAAGGCCAGCAAAGGCATCGTCACCGATGATGGTACTGGAGAAATAACCGGGGAAGTGCAGAACCTCTCCACGGTGACCTTCAAAGTTCACGAAGACCAGAAAGCCATCGTGCTGGAGGCCATTGAAAAGGCCAAAGGCGATATCAAGTCTGAGTTCCCTGCGGTAGCCATGACCCACATCTGCACCTCCTACCTGGAGACCAGCACCGGCAAGAAAAAGGGCAAGGTCATGTCTCTGCTTGAACTGGCCAGCACCAAATCGCTGGATGATATCCTGGAAGTGGTGGACCATCTGTACGGCACCAAGTACAATATCCACATCGAAGAAATCGGCGCGGACACTGCGGCGGCGGAATAGCCCTTCCGTAACGATTGGAGAAGGGGGGCTTCGGCTCCCCTTTTTTTCAACCCCACTCTGAGGTACTATTTATGGCCAACACTGATACCCTGTCATTTCGCGTCTCTTCGGAAACCTACCGCATCACCAAGTTTTTTTACCCACAAGACCTATCGGCGGTCATGCGGCGCGTGTGGGAAAAGCATTTAAACAGCCTTACCACCACGACCCCCCTCTCCGTAACGGATATGGCCCAGCAGCATGGCCTGGATTCAAACGCTACTCGTAAAGCCCCCGGCGTCCTATCGTAATCTTGTGCAATTAATTGCACACGTGAGGTGACTATGTCCGACCAACTCTGTATGCGTTGCCACAAAAATATGGAAGATAAAACCACCTGCACCACCTGCAAAATGGAAGATATCGCCAAGCACGTCCAAAAGGCCAGTTACGAAATGCACCACCGATGTTGTCTGGTTTTACTGACTTACCCGGTGGAAAAACTGGACACCATGACTGCCTCTGACCTGCTAGATGATCTCTATTCCCGTTTACTTCATATTGCAGTAAAGTAGCTATTTTCACTCAATCATTTAAAGGCTCACCAGGGGGTAAAAACCCTTATGGTGGGCCTTTTTACGTTCGAGAATTCGTTTTTCTTTTTTGTGAAATAAAAAAAGGCTAGACAAACCCCAAAATATCGGTATTCTTATCGCACAACCAGGGGGACATTGATGAGCACACCGGTATCCAAAAATAAAGAATACATGGCCCACCTTACTGAATTGAGCGACGTGATGAACAAGACGGCCCCACCTCTGCCGCCTAGTGCCATACCTGCCCACCTCAAGGGAGAGGTCAAGCTCTCCAAGAAGCAGCGAGCCTCCAAAGAAGAATTGGAGCAAAAACTGGTCCTGTTACAACGCCTGCTCTTCCGTAATGTCTCCAAAAAAGATATATCCGTCATGCTGCAATGTACCATTCGGCAGGTCTACAACCTTATCGAATTATTGAAGACGCGGACCGTAAATGAAGTACGAAACATGGACTACCCTCTCTTCATTGGGCAGACCGTAGATTTTTACAACGAGATTCGTGGGATGGCTCTACTTACTGCTTCATCCAAAGAAATCTCCGATCACCGCATAAAACTCACTGCCATGCAAGTGGCTCTCCGGGCGGAGGAAGAGAAACATAAATTCTTCGCGTTGGCGGGCATCTACAAAACAGCCCCAGCTCAGAATTACGCTACCCAGTTCATGACGACCAAAGCCAGCAGTAATGACGGGGAAATCAACCCGCACGATATCGTATCTGATCTGGCCCTGGAAATGCTCAAACTGGGTTCATCCCCGGCGGACATTGAGGATGCCACTATCATCACCCCCGAGGTTAAGTAGTGAATCTTCAACCCATTCGCAAGGTAGTTGATCGAATACCCAAGGACTCCGAATACGGGCAAGCCCTACACAAGGCTTTGCTCCAGGCGGAGATAGAAAAGAAATACGCGGCGCTCTCCTACCTGCTGCTCCTGGAAAAATACCCAGTGAGTATTACCGAGTTCATAGAGTCACCCCTCTACCTGGATAAGGCGGGGGAAATCTACCCCAAGGTCATGGTAGAGTTACTTGAACTGAATAATCCCGACGGAGACCGTCTGGGGGGAAAATACAATGAAGCGGTACTTACCGGCTCCATCGGGTCGGCCAAAACCACCTGTGCGCTACTCACCACTGCCTACCAGCTCTATATTATGTCGTGCTTCCGAAACCCTCATAAAGTTTTCGGACTTGATAAGTCGTCAGAAATTTTGTTTATATTCCAATCGCTCTCAGGAACAGCGGCGAAGAATGTCGATTATGGCCGTTTTCGCGCCCTCATTGAGCACTCGCCCTATTTCAACTCGCAATTTTCTTATCAGAAAGATATTGAATCCGAACTTCGATTCCCTCACCGGATTTTCGTACGGCCCGTGTCGGGTGATATTGGAGGTACGATAGGCCAGAACGTCTTTGGCGGGTTGATCGACGAAGTAAACTTCATGGAGATTACCGAGAAGTCCAAGAAGTCTGTGGATGGGGGTACCTATGACCAAGCCGCCGTACTTTACGATTCTATTTCTCGTCGGCGTAAGTCTCGTTTTATGCAGCAGGGCCGTCTACCCGGCATTATGTGCCTTGTGTCGTCTAAGCATTACCCTGGGCAGTTTACTGATGGTAAAGTTGCGGAAGCCGAAACCGACCCCACGATATTCGTGTACGACAAGCGTACCTGGGACGTTATGCCCGAAGGTACCTTCACAAACGAGTGGTTCTGGATTTACAAAGGGTCCGACACTAAGCAGCCCTTCATCGTCGAAGACGAATCGCACTACGACCTGAAAGACCCTCTTTTTGATCGTATACCGGTTGAATATAAGCCAGATTTCCAGCGGGATATCATGGGCTCCTTGCGGGATATCGCTGGGGTCTCCACCATAGCCAAACGCCCATTCATCTACAATACCGAGTCTATTACCAAGTGCATGGGTCGCGTGAACAGCGTATTCTCGCGTTCTGAGGTAGATTTTAAATACACCCAACTAGGCATCTACCCTGGCAGATTGCGGGATTCGTGGGAGCCTCGGGCTGTCCATGTGGACTTGGCAAAAACGGGCGACAGCGCCGGATTCTGTATGGGCTACGTCAAGGGCTTCATGTCTATCCGCCGGGGAGATGTAATAGAGTACCTGCCTGATATCCGTATTGATGCTCTTCTGAGAATCATGCCGCCCCAGAGTGGGGAGATAAATTTCTCCAAAATACGCGAATTGATTTACAAACTGTCTGGCACCGGCTTCCCTATTAAGTGGGTAACGCTGGACTCCTGGCAGTCAACAGATATGATTCAAATCCTCCGTGGCCGGGGCTATATCACCGGGGAGCTATCGGTAGACCGAACCATTCTACCCTACGACCTCACCAAGGCGGGACTCTATGATGGTCGTATCGCTATGCCGTTCCATGAGGTCTGTAAGCGGGAACTTGCTTCCTTGGAAATAGACCCCAAGAAAAACAAGATAGATCACCCCCCCAGAGGCTCTAAGGACGTTTCTGACGCCCTTGCCGGGGTTGTGTCTACCCTTACCCTTCGGCGGGAGATTTGGGCCAAGCATGGGGTTCCTATCAACCCTCAGTTACAACAGCGAATCCAACAACAGAAGCAAAAGGAGAATTCCAATGGCAGCAGCAGCGAAAACCTTGGCGGTTAATCTGGGCGGAATCACCAAGCACCTCACCGTGGAAATGGTACCCATCTCTTTCTTGGTGCCGTCCCCCAACAACACGAAAAAGCATACCCCAGCTCAGGTAGCGAGTATCGTAAAGTCAATTCAGGAGTTTGGCTTTAACGACCCTATTGCCGTCACGGAAACAGGGGAGATCGTATGCGGCCATGGTAGACGGCTGGCCCTGCTCAAACTCAAGTCCAAACAGGCCCCGGTGGTAAAGCTCGTGGGGCTAACTCCTGACCAGATTCGGGCCTACCGGATCGCCCACAACAAGATCACCATGGATACGGGCTTCGACATGGACATCCTTCGTTCGGAAATCTCCGACCTGGATATCGCAGGCTACGATATTTCCATGACCGGCTTCACCCTGGCCGACTTGAGTATGGAGCTGCCGTCCAACGCAGCCACAACTCCCGCCGTGGATGATACCGAAAAAGAGACCCACAACACTGGCCCCAAGGCCACCAAGTCCACGGTCCAGTACATTCTCATCTTTGATGATGAGCAGCAGCAGACAGACTGGTACAAATTCCTGAAACACCTCCGCACCGAGTATGAGGACAAGGCGGACACCGTGGCGGGGAAGGTGCTCTATTTCCTCAAAGAGCAGCACCCGGAAATCGTTTAAATTTGCAATCAATTGCACAAGGGGTAAGACATGACGCAGCCTACCAACAGCACCAAGAAACACGTCCAGTACATCACCACGGACGTGCTCACCGAGGCTAAATCCCGTATCCGAAATCTCCTGTATCAGTTCGACCAGATTTGGGTTGCCTTCTCTGGGGGCAAGGACTCTCTGGTCTGCGTGGAACTGGTAGAAGAGGTTTACCGTGAAGAGGGCATCAAGGCCAAGGTCAACGTCGTTTTCCGCGACGAAGAGCTCATCCCCGATGTAATCATCGACTTCGTAAAGTTCTACGCGGAACAGACTGACCGGTTCAACTTCCGCTACCTGGCCGTACCGATGAAGGTCGGTAAGTTCATCATGGGCAAACACCTGCCGTTCACTGCCTGGGACCCGGACCGCGAGTGGCACCGCCAACCGCCGGAGTACGCCGAACGCAACATTGAGGGGGCAGCCGAGCTTTATGAAAATGACATGGATGGCTTGGTTTTCCAAGGCTATAAGGGAAAAATTGCGGTCATTACCGGGGTTAGGGCGGACGAGTCCCTCAAGAGGTACCAGTCCTGTGTCATCAAGAAAAATGACAACTATCTTGTTCACACCAGTGCCAAGCATGTCATGGTGGTCAAGCCCATCTACGACTGGTCGGAAACAGACGTCTTCAAATACTTCTACGACCGAAACATCAAATACTGTCCCGTGTACGACAGTCAGATGTGGGCAGGCAGCGAGCTACGGGTTGCATCCTTACTGCACGAGCGAGCTATCTCCAACCTTCTGCGCTGCAAACGGATGTTCCCGGTGTTTTACAACCAAATCATCGGACTCATGCCGGAAGTAGAGACTCAGGTTCGATACTGGGAGGAACACGATGCTGGCAACGTGTTTTATCGTTACCCTCATACTTTTGATGGCATGCGTCAATATGTTGAAACCGAAATAGACCTGGCCATGCGGCCCGAGGCCCACAAGTACATTGACGGCTCAGAACGCTTCCGCAAACAGGAGATGAAGGTAAATCCTGACCGTCCTTTGGGCGGCTTGCCGGTCCTCTATATCTTCCAGCAGCTTGTCCGCGGCACCTTCGTCAAAGCGGTCATCGGGCCTCTCAAGACCATCAGCTCAGAACACGTCATGTACGAAAGTGAGGACCATACGGTATGAATTACTCTCGAATCGAACGCTACATATCCAGCACCAAAGAAGAGATCACCATGCGGGACAAGAATGGAGTCCCCATCCTCATTCACATCGTGGTGCTAGAGAACTCATCCTTCATCAAAGAGTTCATGGCGCGGGCCAAAAGTGTCACCTGGGAAAACCCCATAGGGGCCACTTGGTTCCTGGCCTTTGATGGAGAAGAGCTGGTAGGTTGTTGCTGTGCGGTAATTCGTCACGGTAATGGTAGATGCAAGTCGGATTTTGTCCCGGCTTCCGAACGCGGCCGCGGGCTCTATGGGCTACTCAGCCAGGCTCGAATTCGGTACCTGCGGGACCGCTTCTGCCACACCGCAGACTGTTTCTCCACCGAGTTCAGTCGCCCTCAGTTCCTCAAGGACAAATTCGTAATTGAGCGGGAGACTACGCCAGGGATAGTTTACATGCGTAAAACCCTATAATACTTGACAAAACCTGCAAAATAAACTAAAATACTATCATCGCCCATCCTATTTTATGAGGTATAACGTGAACATTTCTCGGAGTTACAATGGTTGGCCCTCTGCCGTTCGCAGCATCAGAGGCACTCTATTCTACAAGCTCTTGCGGGGGAAGGGTATCGAACCAGGCCAAGAGTGTGCTATTTGTGGGGTCAAGAAGAAAGATGCCTACCTCAACTTCCATGCCGAAGAGTATGGGCCCACGGTACAAGAATACATTGAGGGGGCCCAGGCAGTCTGCTGTTTCTGCCACGGTATGATTCACATGCGATACCGCTTCCCGAATCGGTGGAAGGCGGTCAAGCAGGAAGTCCTACATGGGCGAGTTTTACCCGTGCGAAAGAACATGCAAGACCTCTTCTCCTCCTTGAAAGGGGCTACGGATTTCACTTACGTGGAGAATGTGGACACAGGCAACGCCTATCTGGACTCCATCTCCCTGAAACCCTACAAGGGGCCGGTCAAGGTGGCCACGGTCATTGATGAGGCATCGGCCAAGCCGGTACCAGACCCCACGGTCTATCTCACGCAGGCGGACTATGATGAGGCAGTATCATTCCTCTATGGCCTCACCACCGTGGTGGTAGAGGAGAAAGCCTGACATGCCTATCATTCGTCATTACAGCGCCGTCCCGGTGGATGAGGATTTAGACGCCTATCTTGACCGGGTAGAGGAAGAGCTAACCGCGGACCTAAAAAAGAGTCTGGAGGAGGTAAAACCCCAACCCCCCAAGGTCAAAGCAAAAGGTCCAGCCCTCAAACACAATAAGCCCATCAAACGTCGGCGTAAAAAGATGACGGCCAAGAAAAAGGGGCGAAAAAAGAAACCAGGGCCCAAACCCAGAGGCTATGACCATAGGAGCGATGAACACCGGGCCAATATCCGAAAATCGTACAACCTCTACGGCATCAAATTCTATGGGGGTATGGTTCGTGGGGGCAACATGATAACCCAGTGGTGGCGAACCAACACCACCTACGTGACAGAGGAGGCCCGAGATACCGCCATGAAGAGGGCTAAGAAAAGAAGACCAGATCGTGAGTATATGGGATTTGAACGAAGAAACCCCCAATATAAAGGAGCCTCCCGTGAACAGTAACATCAAGAAACACCCCATCAGCAACATTGAATGGCTACCGGTAAACACCCTCTACGCGAATGACTGGAATCCCAACGTGGTGCTCTCCCCCGAGCTAAAACTTCTGGAACACTCCCTGCTCCGGCAAGGGTGGATTCAGCCGGTACTCGTGGGGCACAACGAACACGGCTACCAAATCATCGACGGCTTCCACAGGCACACACTCGTGAAAACGAGTCAAAAAGTGTACCAAATGACCAACGGGCTCATCCCCTGCGCGGTCCTCCAGGTGTCAGAGGCCGAGCGCATGCTCATTACGGTACGGATCAACCGGGCCAAGGGCAATCACATCGCCTTTCGGATGCACGAACTGGTCACCAAGCTCTACAAGGAAATGGGACTGACTCTCCAGGAAATCTGCGAGGGTATCGGGGCGGACAAGCATGAAGTAGAGACTCTGATGATGGAGGACGTGTTCACCAAGAAGAACGTGGCCAACACCCCCTATTCAAAGTCTTGGTATCCGCGAGGCTCCATTCTCACCAAAGGGCGGGAACTCAAACCCGTAGGGGCACGGTCATGAGTACCTACGAGGTCGTGTATCTCAGTCCTAACTCTATCCACCCGTACTACCGCAACCCCAAGGTTCATGGCAAGCAGCAGATAGCCGCTATTGCCCGATCTATCCGGGATTTTGGGTTTGACCAGCCTATCGTAGTGGATGAGGACAAAACCATCATCAAGGGGCATGGTCGCTACTTCGCGTCCTTATCCCTCAAGCTCATGGAAGTACCCGTTATCGTGCGTACCGACTTGAGCACTGCACAGGTCATAGCCTCCCGAATTGCGGATAATCGCCTCTTCGCCATGACCGCTATCGACTACGATATTCACGAGCAGGAGCTGGCATCTCTACAACAGGATATGTCCACCCAGGAAGCAACCGCAGCTCTTGATTTTGTGGAGACTCCGGCCACCTTCGGGGAACAGACCATGGCGGCCCAAGAGGAGATTGAACTCATAGATGAGGAGGCTACCCCCGCAGAGCAAGAGACTCAGGCCCAGCCGGTATTCAACGCGGAAACAGTGGACGAAGGAACCCTCCTCTCCTGCCCGCAATGTCAGTACACCTTTTTTGTAGGAAAGGAGTAACCCGTGATTGAAATAGTGATGCTCCCACCCAAGAAGTTGAAACCCTATAAGGACAACGCCAAAAAACATACCCCGGACCAGATAGCGGCCTTGATTGCCACCATGACCGAGTTTGGGTTCGACCAGCCCATTGTGGTGGACAAAGACTTCACCATCATCAAGGGTCACGGGCGTAGAATCGCGGCCATTCAGATGGGACTGAAAGAAGTGCCTGTAATTGTGCGGGCCGACCTCTCCCCCGAGGCCGTGCGCATCGCCCGTCTCATGGACAATGATGTGGTTTCGTCTGAGTGGGATTTACCCATGCTGCGGGACGACCTGCACGAGTTGCAAGAGTTAGGCGGGACCCTGGCCATGGCTTGCGTTTCCGATACCGCCTTTGAGGATATCTGCGCGGCCTCAGAACCCATGACCATCTCGGTCTCCGATATCCACATCAAACCGGTGGCACCGAAACACGACTGCCCCAAATGCGCCTATAGGTGGTGACCATGAATAACGCGATTTTCTTCCATGAGTACCCCGGCAAGCGGGACCCCCTGGCCAGCATCAATTGCACCTACATTGGCCCGTTGGGTACCGGGCTCCAGTCTAAAATCATCATCGGGGAAACCCCCCTCAACACATTTTCCACGGACAGCGGGCATGACCGAGCCTGGGCCCCCGCACTCCTGGAAAGTTACTCTGATGCGGAAATCATCATTCTGACTATCCCCAAAGCCTCCTATTTGTTCGGGGATGGGCTAGGCTATACCCTGGAACTGACGGACTACTTCAAAGAGTTTGGTTTTCATGTCAATCGTTATGCGTTCGAGTTCCCCCACTTAGGGGCACCCATTCAAGGGTCTACCGGCTTTATCCTGGCCACCAAAGAAGTACACACCCCTATCAAGGCTCTGATGCGAACTGAGGTATCAGTGAGTACCATCCTGCCGGACATCATCACCCACGCCCCTAAGTTCATTCAGAAGGTGGCTTTTGTGTCGGGGACCGGGGCCCTCAATGGTTTTCTCAAGTCCCACACTCACCCATTACCCGTACTGCTTGAGTGGCAGGGGGTACCCCTCCTTTGCGAGCGTCGAACAGGCAATACTCTCATCCTGGATCGTATCAGTTGCGCCGAGGTAGCCACCCTATACGGGGTTGAGGTTAAAAGTCTCGATAGTCTCGAACCTTTACTGAAAGTAGTGCCTAATTTGGTCTATGATACCTTCATCGGCCGGGTTCTTTCCCTATAACCCACTACCCCGCACAAAACCCCTAAAATACCCCAAAGCCCCCCCAAAGGGGGCTTCCATATTTCCGTTCTAACACGTTTAAATCCCCTCCCCCTACCCTACACCTCCCCCAAAAAAATCCCCCCAAGCCAGCGATGTGCAATTAATTGCACAAATGTAAAAAAATCTATTGCAAATCTGTTTTTGCTGGGGTATACCCTGACCATGGCAAATATCATCAAGAGTCAAGCATCTATCCGCAAAACTGATGCGGAGTGGCAAATAGCTTACGCGGAAGTGTACGCCCCAGACCTCCTTGACCGCCAAAAAGAGTTTATGAAAGCGGATGAAATCCGCAAAATGGCTTACTTGTGGATGACGGCCAATCAGAGTGAAGCCGTAGACCACCAACACAACAACGAACTCACGGGCTGTATAGTTGTCGAGTCTTTCATCGCCCGCCCCAATGACCCGGACTTTATTGAAGGGGCCTGGGTGGTAGCCATTTATTTTCCAGATGCCGATATGTGGGAAGAAGTCAAAACTGGGAAAATAAATGGTCTATCCTTGGAAGCGGAAGTTGGTAAGATTCCAACTACAGTAACCATTGACCCCCCTACTCAGATTGATGGGGAGACCATGGAATCCCTGGGTCACACCCATTCATTCAGTGTGTATTTCAATTCTGCCACCCTACTGCCGTACGGCCTCACCTCCATCACCAACGGACACCAGCATCAGATACTTGGACCGGTAGTTACCGAAATGGAAGAAGACCACGCCCATCGCTACTCATTGACGGAGATAACCAATGAACTCACGTGTGACTAAGAGCCTGGAACTGGAAGCACAAGAGTTGGTAAATGGGCGGGTAAGTTTTCTCTCCTTGGTGAAGCGAGGGGCCAACGCGCTCCCCTTTAAGCTACTCAAAGCAGACACAATGGAGGAAACACCCATGGCTACCGATTTGGATCTGAAAGGCATTTCGTTGAATCCACCCCCCGCGTCCGCACCTCGCATGAGTGCGGTACTGGTGACCAAAGGAGAGTCCGCAACGTATGAACCCTCTCTGTTGGCCCTGGGCTACACCATCGTCAAAGTGGACACGGAAACCAACCCGGAGCACGACATCATCCATCTCGTAGAGGGGGTTGACACTCGTAATGCCGTAGTCCTCAAAGCCTCTGATGATGTGGGCTATGTGGTTGAAAACGTGAAGAAATATTTTTCGTCCTACCCCAATGACACCAAGTTTTCGGCCAACATCAACGGGGCCATGTTCTTCCCTGGCTTTCGTACCGCCTCCGATGTTCTGGTAGAAACCGTCTGGGCTCTCATGGATGAAGTTGAATCCGAAGGTGCTCCGCCCACGGACAAAATCAAGAAAGCCCTCAAAGAGTACAACGACTACGTTCTGACCTTGGTGGCGGCCATCCCCTCCAAGTGTTTCAAAATGGATACCCTTACGTCAACCCCCCCGGCCCCGGCTGAGGAAACCACCATCCAAAAGGAGGAGAGCCCTATGGCTACTACCACGGAAGAGCACGTTGAAAAGGCGGCTGCGGCCATTTGCCCGGACTGTAAAAAGCCCGGCTGCGCAGGGGACTGCACCGAAGGAAAGGCGGCTAAAGCCTGTGGGGGCAAAGCCAAGAAAGAAGAGGATGAAAGCACGGGTATTACCCCCATCGCCGCGGACCAAGCTGTAGCCAAGGCCGACACTTCTCTGTTGGATGCAGTTACGGCCCTCACCGCCATGGTAACCACCATGGTCACCAAAATGGATGCTCTGGCCACTCGACAGGAGGCCGTTGAGGCCAATGTTACGGCCACCGCATCCACCGTCACCAAGTCCATGGAGAAAATCAACACCACCGTACTCGGCGGTGCTGGCGGAGAGAACATCAGCTCCACTCCGGTCAAAAAAGGTGACGACCTGTGGGAAGGGGTCCTCGACTTCAAATAATTTCCAAGTAATTTAACCCGATACGTCAACACATCACTATCCTAAAAGGAGAACAGTCTATGTCCACGACCGAACAAATCATCCAGAAAGCCGACTTTGCCCTTGCCGACCTGTCCGGCGGAACCAACGGGGGTCTGCTCAACCCGGAGCAGTCCAACGCCTTCCTCGTGCGGATGCTCAACCAGCCGACCATCACCAAGCTCTGCCGCGTCGTTCCAATGTCGGGCCCCAAAAAGAACATCGACAAAATCGGCTTCGGCAAGCGTATCCTGCGTCCGGGGGCGGGCATCAACCCGACCAACTACCTGACGGCCGCAGTTGACCACAGCCAGTGGGCCAACCCCACCTGGGTACCCCTCACGGAGAATGCAACCCGTGCCAAGCCCGCGACCAATCAGGTCGTACTGTCCACCAAAGAAGTCATCGCGGAAGTCTGGTTACCCTACGATGTCATCGAGGACAACATTGCCCGCGGTGAAATCAACTTCGCAGGCCCCAATGCCCCCTACCAGCCGGTATCCGGTGGCATCAAGGACGTCATCGTGGGCATGATTGCCGAAAGGGCTGCCCTGGACCTGGAAGAACTCTTCCTTCTGGGTGACACCACCCTCAGTGCTTCCGACCCCTACCTGGCCCAGTTTGACGGAATGCTGAAACTCGCTGGAGCTTCTGGTAACCCGGTAACCACGGCGGACCTCCCCGGTATCAACAAGTCCGTCTTCAAGCGGCTCATGAAGGTCATGCCGGACCAGTATCTCCGCAACCTGAACTCCATGCGTCACTTCACCTCGGTCAACAACGAGATCGAGTACCGCGACACGCTGGCCAATCGGGAAACCGGTTCTGGTGATGCCATCATCGACGGCCGTAACCCCGTGTTCGCCTACGGTGTGCCGGTTACTCCAGCGGCCCTCATGCCGGAAACCAAAGTACTGCTCACCGACCCGAAAAACCTCATCCTCGGCGTTCAGCGCCAGGTCAGTATCGAGGTGGACAAAGACATCCGCGGCCGGAACTTCATCATCGTTCTGACCATGCGGTTGGCCATGACCATTGAGGAGCCGATGGCGGTTGCCATCACCACTGACCTCGCCAACCTCGGCAACCTGTAACCCAACCTGACCCAGTCCACCCAAAAGGGGGGTAAGTATATCCCCCCTTCCTTCTACGAAAGGAGAAGAATTTATGCCACCCGTATTCAATCAAATCGGAGCCGGTACCCTCACCAAGAACGCCATCAAAGAGCTACAGGGCATAAAGCTGGTGCTCGTGGCTGGCGCTGCGGCCAACACCAACATACCTATCACGGGTATCAAAGCTGCGGACGTTATCGTCTCCGTAATCCAGGAGCCTGGTACCGTAGCGGCGGCCCCCATCGACCGGACCTCCGTTACCAGCGTCACCAGCGCCGGTAACATCCAATGCACCCAGATCACCAACACCAATGGGGCGATGCTGCGGATAATGTACTTCTCCAAGCCGACGACCTAACCGTCGCCCACGAATAAAGGAGCCATCATGGCAAAACGTATCGTAATGCTGGCCGGAACTGAGAATAGTCGGGGAATCGCGGGCCAGATTTTCCAGGGAAACACGCCTTACCCCGTAGCTGCTGAGAGAGCAGACGAACTGTTGGACCTCGAAGAAGATGGGGCCCCGGTATTCAGGGAAATTGGGCTCTCGGAGGTAGATGAAGGTACCTACTCCGAAGAGGTGGCCCCGGATTTGTTCTCCACACCCGCGTTCACGGACCCCGTAAATGACGGTAAAGAAGAAGGCTTCCAGGAGCCCATTGTCCCGGTGTAACCCGCCCACGCAACCATAAAACTATGAGGGCAGCATGAAACTACTATCCAATGGCATACTCTACGGTCTAACAGGGGCAGGAGATACTCCCGAGCTGGCCGTTATGCTCAACACGATTTCGGTTCATGTTGCCCTCATGTTGCAGTCGGCCTTGCGGGCCTCGTTTGCCCGTGTACCCCTGCAAACTGACTACTTCATGGTAGACCCTGCCACGGCCACGGCCCTGACCCCGGTACTAAAACTGTCCCGTGGGTTTTTGTCGGCGGACCCCGTATTAACCCCCTACAGTAATGTTGCAGATATGTTGGCCAAAACGGGAGCTTCTACTTCCGCACTGACCACCCGCACTGACAATACCCTGGGGGCAGTCAAAATATTTTCGTACGCATCCACCTCCTATTGCGTGTCAGCAGAGTACACCTCTGGCTTCGTGTCCGCGGCCGACAGCGAAGACTCCCAGATGGATAACCCCTCCCCCATTTACTTAGGGGTTCCAGAGTGGCTATCCTCCGTGGCTATCGTCGCTATCATGGATATGTACAAGGCCATGAAACTGTGGAATACCGACATGAAAAAGAGCAAAGACTCAAAACTGGTTTCGGCCTTGCAGCAGTATGGGTTACCCCCCTCGGTGCTGTTATCCATCAACCCATACATTCGGTATGTACCCTCGGGGATTCTGCCGCTATGAGAATCGAGACTCTACAATCTGCGAATCTTATGCGAAGGATTGTGCGAGAATTTGCCACGGGTAAATTTGAGAAGCAAATCAATGGGGAGAGTCTGCGTCGTAAGACAGCCATTCTGGTGAAGGGGTTGTTACAGCAACGAATGTTGGCGGGACTTGGCCCTGATGGATTACCGTTCACTGTGTCCAAGCGTTCCATCAAGATGCACACCCGCACCCTACTGGATACCATGACCCTGGCCGGTAGCTTCGCTTACGAGCTGCATAACAATGGCTTCTCTGTGACATCCAATGCCACGGTAGGGCAACGCTGGGCCGCAGAGGTGGCCATGGGTAGAAACAGGGACCCGAAAAAAGCACCCAAAACACCAGGGTACAAGTACGCCGGGGACATTATCGGATACTCTCTGACCGGTGGGAAAAACTGGGACTTCCTGGCCCTGACCCAGAGTGATTTGACCTCGGTAAAAGACCTGATAGCCAACGAAGTGAGGGAATTCCGTGGATTTGGTAAATAGCTGCGCCAAAGACTTGAAAGCCAAACTGACCAAGGCGTCGGGCACTGCCAAGACGTTCTACGTCTACGATCAGGATGCGCTTATAGCTCGAACCGAAGGCATGATCCCACCCTACGCGGGAGTAACCTACATGGGCTTATCACCCAGTAGCAACTCGCCCTACGTGTTCTTGCTTCGGTTCGGAATAATGCTGACCACCGGGGATGAGGACGCCGCGTATTCGGATGCGGGTCGGGGCATGACGGAAGAGCATACTCGCCTGCTGGATAGCATCCGCGGGGGAGTGCTTAACACCGCGGCCCCCACCGGCAAACCGTGGCGCTTCGTGAGTGAGAACCCTATCGAGTCCGACAAACTGGGCATCAACTTCCTCCAGGTCTGGGAATCCGACACGTATCTTACCCCTGGGACGCCCCAGTTTGCCTCTGGGGCCTCTTTGGATGGCATACCCTTACCAGTGCTTACCATACACAACGAGTTCGGCTGGTGCGGGATTATCGGTAGTGCTTCCAAACTTATTGGGCAGGGTCATGCGTATGCCGGAGAGAGCAGGACTCTGGATTGGCCGGTAGACTTGGTGGGATCGGATAGTCCCGAGACCTACGCCACCAGATACACGCTTCGTACCCTGCGGGACAAAGCTAAAGTGCTGCATGCACAGTACGTATTGACATACGGAGCCCGCCGGTTTACTATCCGTTTCCGACACGAGGAGTCGCCCGTAATCAGTGCTGACCCCGTTTTGCAATTAATTGCACCGACAGACACAGACCTCTACCAAAATGTGGCTATACGCCTCATGGTTCTCGAAGAGCTGTAATAACCTCACACCAAAAAGGAGAAGCGTATGCCACAAGCACAAGGATCATTTTCTCAAATCATTATGCAGATGGAGTCCGCGTTCAATGGAACGGCCCCCTCCACCACCGCCACCCAGGATGCGAAAAAAATCTATTTTTCCTCTGAGGGTTTAGCCCTCAATCAGGATTTAGTAGACTCCCTCCTCATCCGAGGTAATCGTCATGCTTCCGCCCCCATGAGGGGTAAGCTGGATATTGCGGGCAATATCACCACGGAACTCATGGCCCAAACCCCACTGTACTACGCTGCTTTTGGGTCTATGGATACCGTACAGACGGGGGGCTCTATGGGAACGGCCCTCACTACCCCGGTCTTCACTACAGTGGATGCCATAAACCAGACCATCCTCATCACTGCCACGGCCCACGGCCTGGTATGCGGGGACAGCGTGGAAATTACCACCATAACCTCCCCTGTTTCAATGAACGGCAAAGTATACCCCGTGGTGTCCGTACCAACGGCAAACACGTTTGTAATCCGTATCCCCATGGGTCTGGCCGCTCAGACTTTCACGTTTACAGGTGGGGCTATTAAAAAAGTAACCACCCCCGGCACTATCTTCACCCACACCCTCAAGGCGGGAGGAGCTTTACCCTCCTACTTGATCGAGAAGGGGTTCCTCGACATAAGCCAGTACTTCCTGTACAAGGGGTGTAAGCTGGATAAATTCGGCTTCACGTTGGGTGCTGATGGACTCATTACCGTTACTACTGACTGGATGGGAGCTTCTGAGGCCGTAGCCGTCACCTCCTACGAAATACCCGCCAATGTCCTGGACCTGGGCAAGAGCGGCTTTGATGGCCTTTCCGCGGGGGCACCAGGCTTCATAAAAGAAAATAACGTCGCCATCGCCACCGTAACCGAGATAAGCTCCTTCTTGCTGGAAAATCAGTTGGATGGGGATACCTTCATTGTCGGTGGGGGCGGGGTCCGATCTGCGGTCAACCCCGGCATCTACAAGGTATCGGGAACACTCAAAGCTCTATTCATGGACATGGCTCTATACACCAAGGCCAAGAACCTCACGCCATCCAGTCTTGATTTCAAATTGTCCCGTAGTGCCACGGGTGATGGTACAGTAGGTAACGAAACCATCCAGTTCTTCACCCCGGAACTTGTCTTCAAGCCCAAGTCTCCCGCCATCACCGGACCCAAGGGCGTTTTTGTTGAATTGGGTTTTGTGGGATACTACAACACCAACTCGGATGTTACCGGACTTAAAATGACTCTGATGAATGCTACTCCTCCGGGTCAGATGGTCTAATTTTGCTTCAAGAGGGGCTGTAACCCAGCCCCTCCACAAAAATTTGCAATTAATTGCACACGGGGTAAATCATGGAAAACACTGTAGAAAAAAGTTACAACATCGGGGGACGCACGTATCTACAACGCGAACTGGTCTACGGGCAAATCAAGCAGGTAAAAGCGTTTCTATCCAACCTGAATCTTGATTTTGATAACCCGGAGCAGCTCATAAACTCCGTAATTGAGCAGGGACTCATACCTCAAGCCTGCGCCATCGTCCTAACCCAAAAAGATGCCGAAATCAAAAGCAAGAACCTGAGTGATGAGGCCGAGTTTTTCGAGTATAACCTGCCCCTCAGCACGGGGGTGGCCGCCCTGCAAGATTTTTTCGAGGTTACCCCCGTAGTCTCGCTGTACAACATGGTGAGTCAGATTCTGCTCGGGGTAAGCTCGACCATATCCACGATGACGGGCGTAACTGGGTTGACGAACTCGTCGCCCTCTTATGTGGCGGAGACATTACCAAACGAGACGCAATCCTCTGGGGATACACCCCCCGAGAGTCCGAGCCCTTCATCCGTGTAAAGGAGCGTGAAGCCTTATACCAGGAGGGTATACTCAGTTTCTTGGGGATAGATAGGGGGGGTGGAAAAACACCCCCAACCCCAAAGACACCAGAAGCCAAATACTGTGCAGCATGCAAAAAATTGCCGGGGTACAAAGTAGAAGACTGTACCGCCTGCACCCAGGAGATAAAAACACATGAGCAGCTATCAGAGTAAAATCGGCTTGGTCATGGAGCTTTTGGGCCAGCAGGACGCATCCTACACGGCGATGCAGACCACTCTGCAAAACCTCGTAACGCAGCTTCAAACTATCACCTCCACGTCGAACAACACTGGATCGGCCATCAATAAACTCACGCAAGCCTCTACCCAGGGGTTTGCGGGAGTTACTTCCGCCGTCAATCAATCCACACAGGCCATCAACAACATGGGGGCGGGTTTAGGGAAAACCCTGACCACGCTCACCGTGCAGCTCAATACGGTAAACCACCAACTCAACCAATTGAAAAGTGGCCTCTCTGCCCAGTCTTACCAGATGGGGCAAGGGTTCAATATGCTTAATGGTAGCCTCGGCAATATCAACACCAGCATCAATACGGTGAAGGGTAGTGCCGGGGGTATGGGGGGAACTGTAACCAGTAATGCTCGTAGTATGACCACGGGCCTCAACAGCGTACATACCTCTCTGCATGGTATCTACCGCTTTATGGTACTGATTGCCGCGCACCAGGGTCTCCAGCTTCTAGGCCATTCGTTTATTCAGTATAATCAGACGATGGAGACCACCAAGCTCGGTATCGCGGCCATCTACACGTCCATCGGCACCATTACGGAAAAAATGGATGCCCATGGCCAGGCCACTGATAGGGTACTCAATGGTTACGAGAAATGGCGGGTAGCCTCTCGTATGGCCGGGGATGCCCAGCTAAAATTGCAGAATATGGCCATGTCTTCCCCGTCCACCTACATGGAACTTTTGGAGGTCTATCAGGGGCTGCTTGCCCCGGCCATGTCCGCCAAAATGACCATGCAGCAGACGTTAGAGATAGCCCTGACCATGACCAACGCGGTCAAGGCTGTAGGCTTACCCTTCAACCAGATTAAGTCCGAGGCAAGGGAAATTTTACAGGGTGGTATTCGCCCGCAGGTTTCTACCCTCGGCACGGCGCTGGGGCTTACCAATGACAAAATCAAAGAGTGGCGGGCGGCTGGCCCTGGGGTATTATTCGATGAACTCAACAAGCGTATGGAGGGTTTCGTTTTTGCCACCAGGGAATTTGACCGTACCTTGATAGGGTCCTGGTCCAACCTCAAGGACGTAGCCCAGCGTACTCTGGGGGTAGGGCTCGGCAATCTTTTCGAGACAGTCAAAAACCAAATTAGGGGTATTACCAATCAACTTGTTGATGTAAAAAAGGATAATAATGGCATGGTGGTAGGTATCACCATGAAGCCGGAAGCCCTCCAGGCCATCAGAGACATGGGGGCAAATCTAAGTGCTGCCCTAAAGATTGCGGTAGAATTTGTCACCTTTTTGGGAACAAATTTTTCCGTAGTTATAGGCACCGTTGTAGCTGGTGCTTTTATACGGATGGGTACCGGTATCATGCAAGTTGTTACGAGCATGAAGGCCCTACAAGCCGCAGGGGTGGCAGTAACCACGGCAGGGTGGATTGGTGCCTTGGTGGCTATCGCGGCCACTATCTCCTCCATCACCTATTTCCGGTATAAAAAGGCGGAGGCCGCAGAGGAAAACAGGGTCACGTATCGTAAAGATATGGAATCGGCAGTAGACCACAAATCTGTTCAGGATGAAAAAGGAAAGTACCTGACGGGGGACGCCCTTACTGCCAACGTAAAGGCCAATCGGGAGAAATATCTACCCACCATTAAGAGCCTTAATGATACCACGTTGGACTACTTCCAGACTAAATTATTAACCCCGGAGCAGGTGCTAGAGGGTATAGATGAAGGATGGATACGTAAGTCGCGGGTGGGGGTATCTAAGCCTATCATGGGGCACGCCAGTCAGTCTGCGGCTATCAAAGGAGAAAAGGGGGTAGCTGTAGGATCGGGTTGGGATAGTTACAAAGATGAATGGAATATAGATGAGGCCAAACGACTGGAAGCGACATCTAAGCGATTCCAGATTAAAGCAAGGGATGAAGAAGACCCTCAGCTCAAAGAAATAAATAAGAAAATGCAGGCGGCCAAAACTCTCTTCGAGGAGCAAGAAGCAAAGATAGACACCTTGAAGGAAAAGGAAAAAGCGGCCGCTAAAGAGAAATATGATGTTGAGGAAGATTTAAACGCCAAGGGTGAACGTACTGCGGAACAAATGAGTGCCGCAAAAATCACCCTGATAAAAGAAGAGGCCGAAGCAGAACTTAAAGCGGCTGGGTCTGTCCACCAGGCTCTAGCTGTGTATCGCGCCGCGGGACTAGGTCAGTTAGGTCGAAAAGCCAGTACCATGGCCGAAGAGATAAAGATATTCAAAAACCAAGTAGACAAGATAGAGGAGACCAAAGTAACTCAGGCTAAACAGAAGGCAACCAACACCCAAACCCATGCCCTTAGTCAAGAGGATTCCAGGTACACCAAGGAAGTCTACACAGGGTATAAGACTGAATTAGATAGTCAAATCAACGATGAAAAAACAGCAGTGGCGGGAAGAAAAGAAAATCTGGAGAGAGCCTACCAGGAGCGCACCATTACTGCCGTTCAAAAAGTAAACGCGGAGTATGAAGACCAAAATCATTTACTGGAATACACCCTGTCTATTCAGCGTAGTTTGGCGGAATTGGCCAGTAAGAGTACCCGTGGGGCCATCAATAAGGAAATAGAGGCTACAGAGGCAACACAGCGGAAACTAAAAGATACCCAACCTTCTAAAGTACAAAAGGCTGAATTTCAGACAGTAATTGACACTAAGACCCAAGAGATAGAAACCGCCAAAGAACTCGTCAGTCTTTATGATGAGCTGCACGAGTATGACAAAAAACACCTGGCCGAAGTAAAACTCATAACAGCCGAGTATGATAAACAAATTGCCCTAGATAAGTCACGTAATAAAGGCCAAAATGTAGATACACTAGAACAGATCAAGCAGGAAAAACTGGATGCGGCCAACTCTCTGGTAACCCCCGGTCTTGATACTATGGCCGAGGGTTGGAACTCCACGGTCAAAAAATATAAGGATGTCTCTACCCAGTTGCGGGACATATCCGCGTCTACCGCCGAAAGTATGACCCAGGCTTTCTCCAGTACTTTCTTTGACGTGATGAAAGGAAATTTCAAAGACCTGCAAAGCGTGGCCCTGGCCTTCGTAGATGCCGTACTCAAGCAGCTCACCACCCTGATGGCCAAGATGGCTATGGTCAAGATGCAAGATTCGGCCTCCAGTGATAGTGGCTGGCTCAATATAGCGGGTAAGGGCATTTTGGCTGTAGCTGGGATGGCTATGGGTAGTGGGGGTGTATCCGGCTCTATGGAGGGGGGTATGGCCACTACCGGCATGACAGTGGGCTCATCTCCTGCTGAATTTGGGGGCCTGGATACTGCGCCAGTTATGGATCGTATAAGCACGGGAGGAGGGGCTTCCTTTGGCAACTACTGGCAGCCTCGGGCTAAGGGCGGCCCAACAGCTAAAGGTAGCACCTATATGGTGGGGGAAGAGGGACCAGAGATATTTGTCCCCACGGAGAATGGCACCATTGTCCCCAACAATCTGCTCAAAGAGTTCAATCTCTTCACAAAAAGAATGAAAAACGGTGGAAATCGTGGTAAGTTCAATTTGCAGGGAGATATACCCCTGGCAGGACACCGTGAGTCGGGCGGCTCCGTCCGCAAGGGATTAGCCTACTTGGTGGGGGAAAAAGGTACCGAGGGGTACATCTCAGCCACTACCAATAACGCCACTACGAACATAAAGGCGGGCAACAAGAACACCGATATCCTGGTGCATGCCCCCGTAACTATCGAGGGTAACGGCCAGGGAAATAACAACAAAGATCAGAGTAATAGTAACAACATAGGGGACAGCATGGCCCAGTTTTCCGACCTGCTCAAAAGTAAGATAATCGAGACCATTACCTCGGAAAAACGGCCTGGAGGGCTTTTAAGTTATGTCTAGTTCCGATAGATTTGATTGGGTTCCCTCCTACCAACTTGATATAGAGGTTGCTCCCCGGATACGCTCGGTAAAATTTGGCGATGGGTATGAGCAGCGCATGAAAGATGGCATCAACAATATCGTGACCACCTGGAGTCTGTTGTTTAAGGGTAGGGCCGACGTGGAAGCTGATGCCATCAATGCCTTCCTGGTGGCTCGGGCTGGGTGGGACTACTTCCTGTTCAAGCCGCCGGGTAGTGCCGTATATGTTAAGGTAAAATGCACCAAATGGAAGAAGTCCTACGTTGGGCCCGGCAATAACCTAATTACCACCACTTTTGAACAGGTATTCGATATATGATAGCCCTCAGCGGACCCGCAAGTAATTTATCATCTTTGGTCGTAAACAAGCTCCTGACCAACTATGCCCCGATCACCGTATCAGGCTCTGTGGGGGCTACTTACGTTTCCGTATCCGCGGGTAGTTTGCCGGTAGGCTTGAATGTCCAACTGGCCAGTAGCACCGTAATAAATTTCTACGGAACCCCCTCTGCGATAGGAACCTACCCCTTCACGTTAAAGGTGCAGGACAACAATGGACCCGTGTACTTGTCCTATACCTTTACCGTGGCCAGTAGCATGCTGGCCGCAGACTCCCAGCACCTGGCCCTGGACACCCTGCTGGAGCTGTATGAGCTGGATACCTCCCCTATTGATGGCGGAAGCATCCACTACTATTTCTACGCTGGGGTTGTAAATAGTCAAGCCGTAGTATGGCAGGGCAACACCTACACGCCCTGGCCTATACTGGTGACTGGATTCGAGGTTGATGGTCGAGGTAAAGCTCCCAGGCCCCGGCTACAGGTCTCCAATAGGGACAGGATGGTCACTACCCTTAACCTGTCTCTCCAGGACCTTATAGGGGCCAAAATCATTCGTCGTCGCACCTATTACCGCTATCTGGATGCAGTCAATTTTACCGGCAATGTCAACCCCACTGCTGACGCCACGGCCCACTACCCAGATGATTTGTACTTTGTGGAGCAGAAGATAAAAGAGGACAAAAATAGCGTAGAGTATGAGTTGGCGGGGGTGTACGATCTAACCAATCTGCTGCTCCCCCTCCGTAAAATAAACTCGGACTACTGCTCTTGGACTTACAAGGGAGTGGAGTGCGGCTACATTCGCCCCGTGTATTTCACGGCTTATGATGCCCCCACTACCGATGTAAACGCTGACGCCTGTGGTAAGCGTCTGAGCAGTTGCCGTCTACGCTTTAGTATTGCTGGTGAGTCCCTGCCGTTTGGTGGATTCCCAGGGGCCGGAAAATACGCTATATGATCTTTGAATCCGTGTACCTGGACATAAAAGCCCACGCCCAAACCCAGGTACCCCATGAGGCGTGTGGATTTATAGTCTTGAATAATGATGGGGATTTGGAAGTAGTAACCTCCCCCAACATCAATCTCGACCCCCGTAATAGATTCACCACCAGTCCCGAGTCTTACCTGCGAGCAAAGAAATTGGGTAGTATTGTGGGATTGTATCATTCCCACCCCCAAGATTCATCAGAGCCCACGGCGGCCGACAGAATAATGCACAAAATAGCCAAGGTTCCGGGGGTGATATATTCCGTAGGTCAAGATACCTTTACCGAGGTGTCAACGGATACCCAAGATTACCCCCTCATGGGTAGAGAATTTGTCTGGGGTATTTTTGATTGCGGAACTCTGATACGAGACTATTACCGGGATAAAGTGGGTATAACATTGGAGGCTGAACACCCCACAGAGCATGAATGGATAACAGGAGCCAGGACATATTTGCCCTACCTTTACGCCAACAATTTTACGATAGTACCCCCTATCAGCATGAAATTGCACGATATTATTCTTGTGCAATTAACTGCACAGCATCCTAACCACGCGGGCATCTACATAGGAGCCAACACAATCTTCCATCACCTGCACCAGCGTCTTTCGACTGAGGATATTTACGGTGATTATTGGCGAGACAGAACCACCCATGTACTACGCCACAAGGAGTTACTATGAGGACCATACAGCTACATGGAGAAGTGGGGGATTTGTACGGCGCAGAGTGGAATTTGGACGTAGCTACCCCTGCGGAAGCCATTATCGCTATCGAGGCCAATCGCCCTGGATTCCTCCAGTATCTACAGGACACGGAGAACAAGGGAGTAGAGTACACCATTAAATTGGGGTCTTACGAGATAGAACCTGAGCGTATAAAGGGTCCTTTTTCCAAGGCGGAGATATTCCATATCATACCTCAGATGAGTGGAGCATCCTCAAAAGCCGGGGCAACCGCCAAGATAGTCGTAGGGGCCATCTTAGTTATCGTGGCTATGATCGCCTCCTCAGGCCAAGCTGGATGGGGCATGCCCGTAATAGCGGGCTCAACATGGGCCCCCACGGCCGGAGCCACTCTCATGTTCGGGGCTACTCTCATGCTGGCGGGGGTATCCAGCCTGCTCACCAAAACACCTCAAACTGAAAATAAATCGTCAGAGGCTGAACGATTGAAGGGGCACTATTTTTCTGGACCCGTGAACACCATAGCCGAGGGCGGGCCTGTCCCCCTGGGCTATGGCAGATTACTCGTCGGCGCGGTGGTTGTCAGCTCAGGTATCGAGGTGCGTACTGATGTCTCAATCAGAGTCTAATTTACCCGTAGTATACTCCGGGGCTGGTAAGGGTGGCGGTGGCGGACAAAGTAGCACCCCCATAGAAATACCCGAAAATTTACGCTCCACGGGTAAAATAAAACTTATAGATGTAATTTGCGAGGGAGAGATTGAGGGTCTGGTAAACTCTGACAGGTCCATCTATATCAATGATGCCCCTCTCCGCAACAACAAGATGGATTACGCCACCTGGCAGACCTACATTCGTAACAACCCGCAGAATATGGGGTTGGATATGAACTACACAGGGTTAGAGTGGCAATTCTTCACGGGCACTCTCACTCAAGAGGCCATAGACCCCAAAAAACTGGCCATTTCTGATGTTACCACGGAATACGCTCATTCTACTGAGGTAATGTCAGGGTACACCGAGCAAGATGTTTTGTCCCTGGTAGACCCCTGGGGTACGGCCAAATTGTCAGGGGCCATAACCACGGCTATGAGATATGCTAATGCTGTGGCCCTATCCATTACTAACCCCAACGTGGACCAGATAGAGCTACGTCTGAGTGTACCCTCCTTGTGGGAGACCAACCCCTTCCTGAACTATATTGGCCCCACCAAGGTAGTGTATGGAGTAGAGATAAAAAGTAGTATCACGGGGGATACCTGGAATCCCTTGTACAGTAGTAACCCCCCCATGGTTATGGGTAGACGGATAGATAATACTCATTTCGTGTTCGATGAGTACACTCTGGCCCTTACCCTCACCTTCACCGCCGAAGCCTATATGAAGCCCATATACGACACGGAGGGTATTCAGGTAGATGTGTCCATGTGGCAGGGGGCCGCAGGTTTTATTCAGGTAACCTATAAACTCTTGGCGGATACTGAGTGGCTGAATGGACCTTTGGTGAAACTTACCTCGTGGTCAGGGCAGTATACTGCGGTACTTGGCGACCTTATTTTGGGGAAATACGAAGTAAAAATAGCGTACGTGCAGGATACGATATACCAGAGCGACGCCCAGACCCTCAACATAGAGTCTCTAACTGGTTACGGGTCAACCCCCAACTCTTACATAGATTACTTCGAGGGACTTACGTACAGTAAATACGAAAGGGCAGTCAAAGTAGTGCTGCCTTTTAGGGATGGAATACCCAGGCAAGATCACATGCCCTGGAGTCTTCGGATTTACCGTATAACCCCTGACAACCTGAGTACAAAAAGAAGTAATAAGCTGAATCTGGACTCGTACACCGAGCACACTCTGGTCCGTTTGCGTTACCCAAATACGGCCTACTGCGCCATGACGGCCCACGCTGAACAATTCAGCTCCGTGCCCTCCAGGGCTTACGACCTAAAACTATTAAAGATAAAAATACCCACCAACTATGAGCCCACAGCCCACACCTACAATAGGGCCTCCAATGGAACCCTGGTTTTTGATGGTAATGGGTTACCGGTAGAGCAGATATGGGATGGGCAGTTCTACGTTGCCTGGTCTGATAATCCGGCCTGGTGCTTTTACGATCTACTGTCCCATCGGCGTTATGGTCTAGGCAGTTTCCTGGATACGTCCTACATCAACAAGTGGTCCCTGTACACCATAGGTAAGTACTGTGATGGCAGGGTCCCCAGCGGTAAACTTGAAAATGCGGTGGCCTACGCCCCTGCTACCTCTTACCCTGCGGGTAGTGTGGCCGTGTACAATAATAAGTGGTATCGAAATACCAGTAACCCCGCAGTAACCCTCGTGGGGGTACTGCCCACCAATACGGCCAGTTGGACTGAGATAGCGGTAAATACCCCTATCTATGAGCCTAGATTTACCCTCAATGCGTATATAGCCTCCTCGGTAGAAGCCTACAAATTACTACAGGATATGTCCTCAGTATTTCGGGGCATGATTTACTGGGCCGCCAACTCGGTTATAGCCGTCCAGGACTCCCCTCAGCCACCCGTGGCCGTGTTCTCCAACGCCAATGTTATAGGAGGCATGTTCACCTACGTGGGGTCGGCGCGAAGAGCCCGTAGGACCGTAGCCCTGGTCACCTGGAATGACCCCCAGAATCTCTACCGTAAGGCTATTGAATATGTGGAGAATAGAGAGGCCATGCTTCGGTATGGCTACAACTCCACGGAAATAATTGCTTTTGGTTGTACCTCCCGTGGACAAGCGCACCGGCTAGGTCGTTGGCTGCTTTATTCCGAGTCCAACGAGACCGAGGTTGTTACCTTTCAGGTAGGGGCGGATTCTACCCTGATACAGCCCAATAACATCATCAAAGTTCAAGATGAAAGCCGAAACCTCAACCGTATGGCGGGACGTATCATTCGGGCTACCGCCACCAGTATTATCACCGACAGTAAATTAACCACGCTGGCCCTGCCTGCTACTCTGGACATTATACTGTCGGATGGCAGTCTATTCTCTACGCCCATAGCGTCATTCAGTCACACGAACATAGTGCCTCCCATAGATAAAGGGGCTTGGGTATCGGGCACCTACTACAACGCGGGCGAGATGGCCACCTACGCTACGATACAGTATGTGTGCATATCTCCCATACCCATAGTACCGGCCAGTAACCCCACGGTAGATACTGCCAACTGGATGACCTATACCGCTTACGTAGCCCAGGCGGGTAGCCCGTGTACCACCCTGAACTGGTCAGGCCCAATACCAAGTACCCCGGTACCCGAGTCTATGTGGCTGGTAACAGCCGCTGGAGTCTCTAATTGGCTCTACCGGATAGTGGGCATAAAGGAGATAGACACCCTCTCCTACGAGATATCGGCGGTAGCCCATTATCCCCAAAAATTCGACTTGATCGAGAACAATCTGGCCCTATCCGTGGACAGCGGAACTATTAACGCGGACTTGACAACAGTTAGTCCCCCACGGAATATCACCTTCACCGAGGAGGTATACTCACCCACCCCTGGCACCTCAGCTATTCGCCTGGTAATAAGCTGGGAGGCCCCTGAGAACAAGTACGTCTATCAGTACAAAGGGCAGGTTCAGCACCCGGATGGGTCCTTCCAGATGTTCAATACCCCTGATGCCAAGCTCACCGTAGTCGTGGCATCTTCGGGTACCTATACGATAAACGTCAGAACTGTTACCTTTAGCAATATGGTATCAGCTCCCGCCACAGCATCATACTTGCTGGTACTGCACTCAAAGGTACCCGTGCCCAATGTGACCGGGCTTGACCTATACCCTGGCAATAACTACCGGTACTTCAATACGAAAGACTGCCACCTCATCTGGCACACCCCCCAGGCGTACTCTGATACCCCCCTGGCGGATGCCCAGCCTTTATCCCAGGTACCCCTGGAGATGTGGTTCAAGCAGTATGTTATCCGCATCTACAATATGGATAACTCGCTTCGCAGGACGGACTACTCAAAGACCCCGGAGTACTTCTACACTCACGAGAAAAACTATGCGGACGGGGGAGAAGCCTTCATCCTTGCCCGCGAGTTTATTGTGGGGGTTGTGGCCGAGGATACCGCGGGAAACTGGTCTGAGGTAGAAGCGAGAATAATCGTATCCAATCCAGCCCCGGCGGCCTTACCGGCCCCCACCCTCAATGGCTTTATCGGGTCTTTCATGGCGGCCTGGAATCCATCTCCTGAGGTGGATGTGGTCGGGTATGTAGTGCATGCAGTGTTGGGCTCGGACTTTACTCCGGGGCCTACCAACCTGAAAAACACCGGGCCAGAAACGGTATTTACCTACACCAAGGCTGCGGCCGGCACTTGGTACGTAAAAATTGCCGCTTACGATGTGTTTGACAAGACCGGATTAAATTACTCCCCGGCGGCCACCATAGATGTGGCTGGAACCATCGCGGATATAATGACGGCCCTTGAGGGCAGCATCACCCGGTCTCAATTATTGCCTGCATTGCGAACCAGTATTGACACCATAGACGACCCCTCCACGGGACTTACCGTACGGCTAGGGGCGGCCTTAACCCAAATAGATAGTATCAATGGCCAACTCGCGGGATTAACCGTCAGTACCTACACGGCATCCCTTACCTATGCCATTGGTGTATTGGTACGCGGAACGGACGGCCTCACCTATAAGGCAAAAATAGCGGTACCCATAAATACCGCACCACCCAACCTCACCTACTGGGAGCCGGTAGTGGGTGTCGTAAGTCTTGCCCAGGCCATTACGGATGAGACAACGGCCCGACAACTAGCAGACAGTAATGAAATATCCAGGGTTAATGCTCTACTGGCCACCCTGCAAAATACCACGGTACCGGGCCTCATAGTTACGGCAACAAATGGCTCCATAAAAGATGCCTACGTCGCGGCAGATGGTGCCCTAGCTACGGACTATAACTTCAAGATAGCTAGTATAACCCAGCCCGTCACAGGTAGTATAGCTTCCGCAATTACAGCCTCAGAGACAGTGACCACGGGGCTTATCAACACCACCGCCAATGCGGTTACCACTTTGCAATCTCGGGTGGATGGGATTGAATCCTTATTTGGAGCCTATAACTCCTGGAACTTTGACACCACGGTAGAGGGTTTTATCGCCGGGGGTACGGGTGGCTCTCTGGCCTGGGTACGGGATTCTGGTAATGGGTCCTTAAACTACACCACTGTAGCGGGGGGAGTATCTCCTACGATCAACATTACAGGTCTGTCCGTCCCCAGTAAAAACAATGTTGTTCGGATGAAAATAAAACGAATATCGGGTACTGCTACAGACTGGGTGGGGTCTATGATGTACTCCACGGCGGCCAATCCAACCCCCAGTTTAAGTCGTTACAAGGCGGCCCCTTCCTTGGTGGGCGGCCTACCTCCAGGCAAGGATATGGTCTTTGAGTGGGATATGTCCGCTCTCACCGTGGGGGGTACCGATTGGCTTACCCAGCCCACCATCACTGGGCTATCCATTATCCTGGCCCCCAATAATACGGTAGGGCAGTTCTATATTGACTGGATTGTCATAGGGTCCAAAGCACCCCCCGCAAGTATGGCCTACCTGGAAGATGTACGTTACACTTTAGCCCAGGTGGATATAGCCGAAGCAGGGTTGCGCACTACCTTGGCGGCGCGAGTACTCAATACTGAGCAGCTATTCGACCCCATTGTGACCTGGAACTTTTTGTCTTCTTTCGAGGGGTGGAATCGTGTCGCAACCGATGTGACTCTTTCCGTCACCAGCACAGGGGGTAAAACCACCCTCAATATGGCAACCTTTACCACCAATACAGTACAAATCTACGTTCCTACCTCGGGGGTAGATGGGACCAAGTACACACTGGTAAGAGCCAAAATAAAAAATACAGGGTCGATAGATATAACGCGCTTCCAGTGCTATTACGCTAATGCCGTCCATGCCACATACACGGTCAGTTACTACAAGAATCTGGTCCTCACCTTAAAACCAGGGGAAGAATCTATCGTTGAGTGGGATATGACGGCCCTAACTGCTGGGGGTGCTGACTGGACCAACCCGGCTAACCCCATCAATGGCATAGCTCTGGGATTGGGGGGTATTGGAGCCACTCTGGAAATCGACTGGATAACGATAGGACGTAAAGCCCCGGCGGCCAGTACCGCGGCCATTGAAACGGAACAATCAGTTCGGGCTCAGACGGTAGGAAAAGACTATTCGGCAACAACGGCATTTCCCACCAAGAGTATCTGTCTTTACAATGGGGTCCTTTACCGCAACACGGTCGTACCTGCAAGAACTCTACTGGGTGAGCCACCCCCTGATGCGGCAAAATGGACCCCAGTAACCAGTAATGCCTACGCCCAGTATACCTTGAAACTAGAGGTAGATGCTGGGGGTACTAAGTATGTGAGTGGTTTCGGACTTTCTAATGATGGAGAAACTTCAGACTTCATCGTAGTGGCGGACAAGTTCGCCATAATGGCTCCGATAGCTGATGCCTTAATTACGGACCCGTTAAAAAAGAAACTCATACCCTTTGCGGTGGCAAGGGTAAACAATACCTGGACAGTGGGCATTAATGGGCAATTAGTAGTGGATGGCTCCATCAATGCTCGGGCTATTGATGTCACCAGTCTGCACGTAGGGCCGGGCGGAATCAGTATAGACGAAAATGCCCTCATAACCTTCGGCCAGGTTATGAATGCAGTACCTACACTGGACCCCGCCATAAAGGACATGCTCCAGCAGGAAATAGAGCCCTACCTGCCCTCCCCGGTATACTCCAGGGCCTCCACCGCGTACTATGAGGGGTCCGCCGAAATAGCCCTGGTAGACACTCCCCGTATTGTAAAAACTACCCATGATGGGGCCAGGGTGACGGGAGAAAATGCCATACTCATGGAACCCGCAGCTACCAACTGGCTGGCGGCTAACCTACCCACCCACCTGGCCCTTACAGCCTGTACTTTAAACGGTGGAGCCACCTTAGGGTCTATAACCCCCGGCCAGTCTGACCCCTTCGGGGGTATGAATGCTGTGCGCTACTATGTCACTTCGGATGGCATTACCTCTCGTCGTAAATTCTGGCTAGGTGGGGTTGTAGTACCTGCTGGTGTCAATGGCTGTCAGCAGGTATGGGTACGTAATCGGTCAATCACCGTCATAACAGTTACCGCTAATATCGGGCTCTCTTCCGTCAGTATTCCCGCCAGTTCGGGATGGATACTGGTGCAGCACAACAACGTACTGGGGGATGGTGTAGCTCAGATGCACCTGGATTTCGCTACTACCCTGGTCGGTGAAAGTATAGATGTAGATTTGTTCCGTCCCATGCAAGACATAGTGAACACCATATCTTACACCTCATGGACCAACTCTACCCGAGCTTTAGATACTTTGAGTGTCTCCGCGGTCAACATGGGCACCAAGTGGTCCATAGAATGTTGGGCCAAAAGTAATACCATAGGTACTATAAATAAGTGGGTATTCTCCTCCTGGACTAAATTTGGGGTGGGTATAGGTGGTGGATCTGATACAACCAAAGATGGCTACCCCCTCTTCGCGTACTATGATGGGACCAATACCCGACAGAATGTTTACGCCTCCGCCCCCCTGGCGGCCCCTAAAGGATGGAATCACTGGGCAACCACTTTTGATGGGACCACCGTAAAAGTTTATGTGAATGGCGTAGTGGTTATAGTCGTCACCACCCCCCTTCCTCAGGCATGGAATAGTAACGCTATACAGATCGGCTGCGGTATATACTGGGCGGGCTATATCTCCAAATTCCGTACCCTTAATTTTGTCATGACCCCAGCCCAAGTAACCAATGCGTACCAGTTCGCGTTTGTGCGCGGCGATTTCTCTGGGGCCTCCCTTTATGAGCTGGATTTCAACAACACCTCAATGTGGAAGCAAACCAGTACTGGGAAGCTCTACAGCTACAATGGGGTAGCGTGGGTTTTGGCCTCCACGGTGGGAGCCCCTGCGGGTACCCTGGTGGGCAATAAAGAAGCGACAGCTTTAGCCTTATCGGTAACCCTATCGGAAACCGCTATAAGTGATCTTACCAGCGATGATATTTTATCCCCCGTGGAAAAACAGGCTCTTTTGACTGAGTGGTACAATGTCTATTATGAGTGGGCAAATGTCTTAGAGCCGAATGCGGCCGCTAAACTGGGCACGGGGCATATTGCATACACCAATTACCTGGGTAAGATTGCTACCCTGAACGCCTTCATCAATTCAGCCCCGGTCAATATATTAAATAAAACAGTAAGTACCGCACTGTCGGTAACAACTCTTGATGGGATAGTACCTCCCAACGTAACAGGCACCGTCTTACGTAACTTTCTCTGGGGTTTTTATCAGACCCGCGGAGCCCTCATCACCGCCCTCACGGATAAAGCGGGCACCACAGCTTTATGGTCCGGCATCCCTACGGGTACGGGTAAGGCCGCGGATTATGCTACGGTTGGGGCTGATGCTACGAATCTACAGGTAGGTCTTTCCAGCAACATGATTGTTGATGCTGACTTTCGTAACTGGGCCAACCACCCGCTGACTCTATGGAACAGTATCACAGGACTTAGTGCTGAGGCTGGTATCAATTTTGGATCCATTTGGAGACTACCAGCCCCAAGTAATACACCATACCTCAAGCACCCGAATAACATTCCGCCAGAAACTGCGTACTCGGCCTTTTACACGGAGTATTACACGGTAGCCTCTGACTCTTGGTACGAATTGTATGCCTACACTGGTGCTCGTAGGTGCAAGGTTCAAATCACGGTGGCCGAGTATAATGGGGCGGGTGCTTTTAATCTGTCCACCACGTTATCCATAATAAATGATGGTGAGGCTGCGGGGGGCGTTACCCTGAATGTCTACAAGAAAACGGGTGGCTTCTTCAAGACTCAGGGCACCACGGCGAGTATATACATCACTATTGCCAAGTTCTGCACTAAGACCGGTCAAGCCGATAGTTATCTTTTTCTCGGCCCGATGTATCTCGGCAAAGCACTATCGGCCCAGGTCACTTCTGGGGTATTCTCCGATTGGAGTCCTGGCCCTGCGGGGTACGCGGGTCAACTTAATGCCACCAATGGCGCCCCCACGGGTACCTATGTCGGGGGTACCGAAGCAAGTGCCTTATCAACATCAGCAGCAACATCAGCAGCAAGTATTGGGCAGATGGCAGATGATACTATCCTCTCACCTATAGAAAAACAGGCATTGCTCAAGGAGTACTATGACGTCTACTATGAATGGGTTAATGTTTTAGCACCCAATGCTGGGACTAAAATAGGAACTGGGGCGACAGCCTATGTAGACTATTCCACTAAAATGTCGCAACTTATTACGTTTATAAACTCTGCGGCAGTTAATATAGGCAGTGTAGGCACAAGTACCTATTTGTCCACAACAACCCTAGCCGGAGTAACTCCGGTAACAGGTAATAGTTTCCGGTCATTTTTCTTTGATTTCTACCAAAAAAGGGCTGCCCTCTATACCGCCCTTTCGGACAAGGCGGGTACCATAGCTGATTGGGATAAACTCAACGGCACTATGCCTGCAAATATAGTGACAGGCTCCGGTACCGAGATCGCAAGTACCTGGATATACACTGGTACCTTGTATGCAGAAAAAGTGAGTTCTCGTCTGGGTACCTACGATGAATTATATGTAGGTGGGCATGTTGTCTCTGACCCCAAACAAGCTACAGGCCCCGCTACAGACACTAGGGCTTATCAGAATTATAATGCAGCGGGAGTTATGATATCATCCCCGCGGACCCATGTAGACCTTGGAGGGCAGGCTATAGATCACACCATAATGGCTGTCCTGGCCATAGAAATTATAGGGCAGTCAACCTTCACTTGGACTGGATTTTTGACGGGGTACACTTCGGTAGCGGGAGCTAAAGTAATAATCGAGTTGTTTAGAGTGGATACCTACGGTGGAGAAGCCTTAGTAAAAACATTCTCCACCTTAGATTTAACCTCAGGAACTCACATGATACCCGTACAGTACACTGATAGGGCCACTGGTGGTTATTTGTATCGTATAAAAGTTAAGGGTACAGTTGGTAATATGGATGTAACTGGTATTCCTACGCTAGGCTGTCGGGCTAATACCTGTAGTATTGTAGTTATGACTACCAAAGGGGGGGCTTAACATGGGGTACATCGCAGTATATAACACTTATGATGGAAAGATAGTACGCAATATCCAGGAATATACCCGAGGTATTGAGTTAGAGGCGGGAGAAGGGGAAGCCTTATATATGGGAGATGCTCTTGGGTACTCCCATATTATCGGTGGGATTCCTGTATTAATCCCAGAAATAATCCCATTGCCTCAGCTTAAAGGGTCTAAAATAAGTATGATAACTTCGGCCTTCGAGTACTCTCTCGTCAGTAGGCAAACCAGTTACACCACTACGGGCTTAACGCCCAATATAACTGTAAATGCTGCCTCCCGCGATTTAGATAATGCCAAAGAATTACGGGACAAGATGATAGAGGAGACCATTGCAAATCTCCCCTTTAAGTGCTTCGATAATACCTATGTGCTACTCACCTTAGCGGATGTAAAACAGCTCATCACTGAGATGCGTAATTACGGTTTTTGGCTCTACCAGCATAAATGGGAATTATTGGCGGCAGTAGAAGCCGCAACCACCGCCGAAGAATTAGAGGCAATCGTGTGGTAGTAATTGTTTGTGCAATCAATTGCACAAACTTATTTACAAACCACCAGGACTGGGGTATATACAGGGCATCACCTCAAAATTATACGGTCCACCCGCCCTCGTAAAAGGAGTTATTGTATGCAGTATTCCATAGGTACGGTGGCAGTAACCCACGATAGTGCCACAGTAGTGGGCACTGGTACCCAGTTTCTACTGGTAGTACAAGTGGGGCACTCCTTCAAGCTAGACCTGGACTCTGTGGTTTATACCATAGCGGCCGTAGTATCCGACACCCAGCTCACTTTATCCGTACCATGGCAGGGATTAACGGGCTCGCTCAAAGGATACAGTGTTGGCATCAGTTACACCCCCAACTTCAATCTTTACGAGGTATCCGCCTCCGATAAAGATTGGGCGGCCCACCTCACCCAGAATACTATCCGTAAAATTGACAATCTCCTGCGGCTCACCCCAGGGGTAACACGGACAGGAATAGTGGCCCCTACGGCCCTAACCCCCGCGTGTGTGGGCGAGGTATATCAGAACACGGTCACCGGCATAACCTACGTGGCCAACACGGTAACCGTGGGCGGCTACAAAGAACAAGTAGGGGTAGTAGCCACCCAAACCCTGACCAATAAAACCCTCACCGCCCCCGTACTCAACGGCCTGGTAGCCTTACAGGGCCTCTATAATAATGCTCTCAAGCTCGGGGCTTACTACTTCTGGATGTCTGCCGCGGGCAAGTATTTCATGAAGAGCACGGCTCCTGCCAGTGAAACTGATGGCTTTGTTATCCCCCAGCAAATAGAAGGTAGCGTGGTATATGACCCGCCCAGTATCGCTATTGGTGGGCTACTGACCACCACCCTGGTCGTATCAGGATGCGCCATGGGGGACTACGTACAGGCATCATTCTCTCTTGATCTGCAAGGCATAACCTTGACTGCTTACGTTTCCGTAGCTGGAACCGTTACTTTTAGTTTTTTCAATGGCACAACTACCGCCAAAGACCTTGCTAGTGGTACTTTGCGGGCCAGGGTAACCAAACAGTAGTTTTCCAAGGAAGGAGAATACCCAAATGGAACCCACTATTAGGCCCACAGGAGGTACTTTCGACATGAGTTCTGAGGATGTGGATTCCCGGCTTCGGTCCATAGAGAAGAATCAGGCTTTACATAAAGCTCAGGAAGAGCATCTGACCAAGACGGTAGATACTATCCAGGAGGAATTGGCTGAATTTATCAATCTGGCTCGTCAGTGTGAGTTGGTAAATGAAACAGATAAAAAAGTTATAGCCTTACATTTCCGTGTAGATAAAGTAGCCCAGGACCTAGCCGTACTACATTCCCAACATGAGGCATGTATGAAAACGGGCGATAAGGACACAGCAACCCTCCTAGCCATACAGAAGGACGTAATGAGTTTGACCCTCAAGTTCGATCAGTTCAATGGTATGAGGGCCACCGTAGAGGCCAACAAATCTGATATTGAAGCCTTGAAAACCTCGGTGAATGGCTTGAACTTATCCAAAGACAAGACCGAGAAGTTTGTTATGGGGCGCATGGGTAATCTATTTGATGCAGGATTCAAAATCTTGGTGTCCTGCATGTTAGGCTGGTACGTTTATTCTAACGGTATCAGAACCCAGCAACCTCCCATTGCAATAGCACCTGTACCCGCCCAAGTACAGGTTCACAACAATCCTGGTGGTCCTGATGATGACCATGATAATCCCTACAAAAAGAAGTTGGAAGAACATCAGGAGCAAGATCGTAGATTCCAGATTGAGCTTTTGGAGAAACTGAAAACCAAAGGTATTACTATCCCACCTATACCCTCAATGCCGTAACAGGAGACCATCATGATTTTCGATAAACAGGACAAAGTGGCAGGTTATCGTCGGGCCAAGCAGGTTGTTATCGACAACCCCAAAGATGGTGTTCCTCGCCTGACTTTCGTGCTGGAGTGGGTTGTTGAAGTTGATGGGAAAACAGTCTCCATTCCCGCAGGAGAGCTGTCAGAGGATCTCATTGACATGAGTGATCCACTGATAATCTACAACCCCATTGATGATAGTGTCATTATGCCTGCCAACAGTGGATTTTTGCAGGCGGTCATTTACAGTGACTATATGCGGCGGGTAGCGCGGGAAGCGGCGGAGAAAGCTGCTGAGGCGGTGATCTAATGTCTCTTGCTCATACGGTAGCACCTGTCCAGTGGGGGGGACTCAATACAGCCACTTTAGCATCTGGCGTATTTCAACAGTCCGACACCTTTGACGTTCTGGCTGCGACAGTAGCAGGAGTCGCTATTGGTCTATCCCTCCAGATTGACTGCTCCTGTAGTGCCCACGCTCGTCTGGATACGATAGAGATACTGTCCTCCGCAGACGGAATAACCTGGGATACTACCGGTAATGCCTACGCCTCAAACTCTTTGCAGGGCATAGCCAGTCAGCACGTAGGGGTAACAATCCCTCTGGCCTATGCTGAGGTACTTCGCTACTTCAAGGTGAGGATTACACCAGCGGTATTGATAGGTAGTTCTTACGTCTACACCATCACTTGTAATAAGGTCACTGCGTAATGGCGATTAAGACCATCTCCAATGCTGGCGGGTTATGGAGTGCTACGACTACTTGGGTGGGTGGTATTATCCCTACTGCTGCCGATGATGTAGTGGCCACAGCAACATCCGGTCCAGTGACTATCGGTGCTGCGGCGGTCTGCGGGAGTATCGACCTATCTCTCTACACGTCTACGTTGACCCATAACG